AATCGGCGCACCAGCGGAATCCAAACGACACGAAGGTCAACATGGCTTCGGTGTTGTCATCGGTAACAACGTCACGATCCATGGTCACGCAACAATCGACGCTGGTTCGGAAAGACCGACAATCATTGACGACGGCGTTTATATCATGAAGACCGTTCACATCGGACACGATTCAATCATTCACAAGGACGTCACGATTTCACCGCAAGCGGTCATCGGTGGGTTCGTGGAAATCCATGAACAAACGAACATCGGAATGAACGCAACGATTCACCAGCGCGTCACGATACCTTCAAAATGTATGGTCGGAATGTCTTCGGTGATCACGAAGAAAACACACCTTGAACCGAACACCGTCTTGGTGGGGAATCCAGCACGAATAACACGAAGCAATAACAAATGAAAATAATCACCGTCACCGCCATGCATGGACGACACAACACGGTCGCCGAATGTATTGAACGAATGTCGTTCATCGATAAGGTTTACATTTACTCAAACGACGAAGACGGCGCGTTCCTTGAAGGTCAAGACATTTTCGCAATGGCGAAATATCGCAATTCACCGCTTTCATACAAATGGAACATGGCAATTCGAACACTGGAACAAATCGATTTCGACGCGGTTATCTTGTTAGGTTCGGATGACTACATTGACGAAGCGTTCCTGAACTACGTTGAAAGAACCATTCCTGACTTCGACATGATTGGTTTCAAAGACATTTATTTCCAGCACGACGGTTCGCTTCATTATTGGTCTGGTTACACAAACAATCGACAAGGTGAACCGTGTGGTGCTGGCAAAGTGTATTCACGAAAATTCCTTGAATGTATAAACTGGAACTTATTCGACGTGGCGCGTGATCGCGGACTTGACAAGATTTCATGGCAACGTGTCAAACAAGCGAACGCAAAGGTTCATGTAACTTCGCTCAAAGAAAACGGTCTTTTGTTGGTTGACATCAAAGACGGCGAAGGAATGACACCGTTTAATAAATTCAAAGGACTGGAACGAATTCCGAACAAGTAAACATAATAAAGGGGAACTTATATTCTTATGGCAAACAAACACCGCAACATCGACAAAGATGAATTGCTTCAAATGGCTTATAATTATTGCGACTATTGTATCGCATCAACTAAGGAAATCGCGACGAATTCAGGCGTGAAACAAGTCAAGGAAAGACACATTCCTACCGTGTCGTATTTCCTTCTTCACTACCTTCGCCGTGAACACTTTGACTTTTATAAACGGGACAACTGGTATCATGCGATGAAGGACGAAACACATCCATTGTCCGACACTATAAAAGCAATTGACAACGACTTCAATGCTTTGGCGCGTGACATCGTGGCGAATGAAGGCAAGGGAATTTTCTACGCAAAGAACAAACTGGGAATGCACGACCGACAACAAGTTGAAACGCGCACCGTGGACAAGTTCGATTTCGATGTCAACGATTAAGGGGTATCGACCGCACAAACACCAGCTTGAAATTCATCAAGCAATCAACCAAGGCAAAGAAAAGTATTTCGCTTTGAACATCGGACGTCAGTTCGGTAAAACAATGCTTGGAATCAATCAACTTCTTTGGTGGGCAATCAATGACCGTGGTTGCACGATTGCTTGGGTGACACCAGTTTACAAACAAGGAAAGAAGGTGTTCGCGGAACTTGAACGCGCCGTGGCTAAGTCGGGGTTATTTGAATTCAACAAATCCGATTTGAGAATCACGGGGTTCGGTTCGTCAATCGAATTCTTTTCAGGTGAACGACCTGACAACATTCGTGGAAATACATTCGATTACATGGTCGTCGATGAATTCGCGTTCACACGTCCTGAACTTTGGGACGAAGTGTTGTCGGCGACGGTGCTGGTCAAGGGAAAGAAGGTTATCTTCATTTCAACGCCGAAGGGAAAGAATCATTTTCACCGGGTGTGTCTTCAGCAAAACTACGACGATCGTTACCGTTACTTTCATTTCACCAGCTTCGACAATCCCATGATTGATCCGAAGGAACTTGAAGAACGAAAGCGGTCATTGCCTGACCATGTGTTTCGACAAGAATACCTTGCTGAATTCCTTGACAACGCTGGTGGCTTGTTCAAAGGTGTGTCGTCGTGTATCGGTCAAGGTGAACGAACGGCGCGAATGTACGGCGGTCTTGACATCGGACGCGCTGACGATTACACGGTGTTGACTATCCTGAACGAACATGGTCACATGGTTCACGTTGAACGCTGGCGCCACGATGACTGGTCGCGAATCATTGACAAGGTGGCGAACTTGATTCGTCAGTTCAACGCAATCACCACGGTCGAAGTAAACAACCAAGGCGACGTGTTCTTCGAAATGCTTCACAACACATTGCGGAACAAGGTCGTTCCATTCGTGACGACATCGAAGTCGAAACCAGTGTTGATTGAAGACCTTGCGCTTTCGTTCGAACAACAATCGATTCGTGTGAACGATGTCAAATGGTTGCTTGACGAACTTGAATCTTTTACTTATATTTACAATCCGAAAACAAGGAACGTTCAATATAGCGCACCGACTGGACTACACGACGACGGTGTCATGTCGTTAGCGCTTGCATGGAATTCCATGAAGAACAACAAGTCAAAAGGGAAATACAACACTTTGAGAATATGAAAATTAAACTACCAGCGTCCATTCACGAATGCAAACCTGACCAGCTTGTCAAATGGTTGATGCTTGCCGAAGTCATCAAGGAAAAGCAAAACGATGAATTGTTCCAGATGCTTGACTTTCAATGTCAGCTTATTTCAATCTTTTCAGGAATGAAGGTGAACAAGGTCAAGCAACTTGCAATCGAAGACGTTCAACGTTTGTCTGGTCACTTGACGCGAATGATTGCCAACTACAATTACGCCGAACCGCTTGGTGAAGTAACGGTGAACGGTCAACGATACGTCTTTGAAAAAGATTTCCGTTTGATTTCCACGGGACAAATCATTGACTTGAAATTGATTGAAGACCTTGTCAGCGATCCAGTTCAGGCGCTTGCGATTTGTTACATTGAAGAAGGTTTTGAATACTGTCAAGAAGATGATCGTGGTCGTGTGTTGAATCCTAACGACAAACGTTACAAAGCATTCAAGGAACAATTCGACGGTGCGGAATTCATGAACTTCTTCGGTTTTTTTTTGCGCGAATCAGCGAAGCGGAGCGACGCTATATTAGCAATCCAGACGATACGGACGATGACGAATCAACGGAACGCGATGTCGAATCTAAAGACACCGAATGGTTCACATGGACAAGAATACTTCAGCGACTTGGACAAGAACTTGGAACGACTATTGACGCAATCACTAAACAACCTTATGTGAAAACTTTGTTTTGGATGAACTATCTTAAATTGAAAGACGAACAAGATTACATATTAAGTAAACAACGCAATGGCTGAATTTGATTTCCTTGAAGATTTCGGGGTGTCGGTTGCCGAAGCTGAACAACCACAAAGCGTTTACGAAAAGTTTATCCTAAACGTCGGTAACAAAGTCACAGCGGACCTTCGTGAATACATTCAAAACAACGCGATGAACACGGGCGCGCTTGCGCAATCGGTTGTGTACTTTCCGACGGGTGCGTTGTCGTTTGAAATTCAAGCTGACGATTATTATAAATTCGTCGACCAAGGTGTGAACGGAATCGCGGTCAATCATGCAAGCGTTTTTTCGTTTCAATATCCGGGTGTCTCATATAACATGGCGAAGGCAATCCAAGAATGGAAAGGAATGGATATGTCACACGCGTACGCAATCGCCACGAACATCAAACAACGTGGACTTCGACCGAAGCACATAACCGACAATGTCATCAACGACGACGTTCTTGAAATGATTGCGAAGGACTTGACCGAAATCACTGGATTGACGTTTGAAATTAAATTTGAAAAGGCAACACAAACATGGCAGTAAGTATAACACAACAACCGCAACTTTTTCAACCAGCGTGCAATCCTTACGTGTGGGTATTTAGTAGCGACCAAACGGCGCAACCGAACTTCAGCTTTATTGTTGAACTTTACGTCAACTTCGTTTTGGTGTCGACACATCAAGTGTTCAACGAATCCGCGAACTATGCGAAGTTCGACG